ACCACAAAACTGGTGCAAGCAGAGGGATTCGAACCCCCAATGTCATCAAAGATAATCCAGATTTACAGTCTGGCGCACCCAACCGTATGTGCCTTACTTGCGTGGAGGAGAGCAGCCGAATCGAACGGCCATCCTTGCGGAGCCCCGGTTTTCAAGACCGGCTGTATCACCATCAACAGTGCTCTCCAAAACTTACCGCAATCCCTGCGGCCTCACTTTCTGAGCGGTTCAGAGGAAGTGTGTTCAGTAACCCCGAATCCAGGGTGAGCCTTACAGACCGCTAGCGGTACAACGTCAAAACTTAACTCCCCGACTTCTACGCGACACCTTGCTGAGCTTGTCAGGGCCAGCCGGGCTCGGGGAACCGGGTCATATTCCAACCCTTTGACAAGGGAATAAGGAACAGGGGACGACCGGCGGCACACGTCAAACATGGCGGAAGATGAAGTATCGAAACCTTGTCCATTATCTGGACAGCACCGGGTTCGAGCCGGTTTGGGCACCTTGCCCGCCATCTTCCTAAAATGGCGGAAAGTACAGAACTCGAATCTGAATCCTTGCGGATCGCACCGCTTTCCAAGCGGGCCCAGGCCCTGCCCGGTCTACTTTCCATTAAGGAAAAACTACCTACTTTTTCTTGCACAAAACTTGACAAAATGGCGGAAGAGGGGAGACTCGAACTCCCAATACCCGAAGGTATCGCTGCCTTAGCAGAGCAGTGCAGTACCAATTGTGCCACTCTTCCAAACTTGGTGCCGATGAGGGGGATCGAACCCCTACCCCGAAGGACTAGGTTTTGAATCTAGCGTGGCTCCCAATTACACCACATCGGCAAAGCTACTCTTCGTCACACCCGACGTACTCAGACAAAGCGTCGGCAGCCTCGACGTAAGCCCGGCGAAGTTTGTGAAACTCTTCGTCCTTGACTTCGGAAAAATCACTGTAATTCCGGAAGGCATAATCGAAGCCTTCGTTCTCGACGCAAGCTGCAACTTCCCAGAGCTTCATCTTTCCTCCTAATCTTGGTGCGGTTGAAGAGAGTCGAACTCTTACGCTTGTTACGGCGTCTGGTTCTGAGCCAGGTGCGTCTGCCATTCCGCCACAACCGCGTGGTGCCGTCGAGCGGATTCGAACCGCCACTCAATATCTTCTCAGAATATCCCCTCTGCCAATTGGGGTACGACGGCGATTCCGTTCCATCTTGGAACTAAAACTTTGCCGGATTCTGTTCCCAAGTTCCGGCAGACTCGGGCGGTTCTTAAGCCGCCATTGGCAATTCGAAAGGAACTGCGTTTAGTTTTCCGTGTCCCGTTACGGTGGGCCACAGCATCCCGGCACGAAGCTACGGTTCACTGGTTCCGTCGAAACCTGGACGCCCCCTCAATGGTGGAGGCGGCGGGAGTCGAACCCGCGTCCGAAATCATTTCCCCGCAGGGTTGACGTGCGTACTTGGGGCCCCTCTTTTAGGCGGGGGTTGAGAACTGAACCGCGCTCGACTGAGAGAGTCTCTGCGGAGCGGGCGGAACAACAACAGCGTTCGTGGTGATAGTGAACGACATAATCATCACTCGAAACTTTGGAGGACCGTGTCGGAGTCTCGCCGACTAAAGTGGGTTTGCAATCCACTGGTTCCAAAACTTTACCTTCCGGTCCTTGGTGCGGGCGGCTGGATTCGAACCAGCAGGAACCGGGTTTTTAGGACCCAGATGTCTTCCTAGTTGCATCACGCCCGCACCGGCTCAAAACTTGCGTTCAAAACTAAATGGCTGCCGAATGTCGCAAGGCCCCCGAATTCCCCGGCAAGGGCGGTTGTTTTGTACCACGCAGGATTGCCGTCCGGCGCGTTTTGTCAACCCTTATAACAGCCAAACTGTGTCCACCAAAATTATTGTACTACAGGAGGGTTCGGTTTGTCAAGCCCTAAGAAGAGTACAGGTAAGGAGCCCACCGGGCGTCTTCAGCCAACCCCACAAGCCTCAGCAACATACGGGACGTATGGATCGTCAACCGACCAGGGGTGTGCAGCAGCTTCATGCCCGCTTCGTCCGGAGTCCGGTCGCCCTTCTTCCGATTGCATTCCCGGCAGCACGCACAAAGGTTATCCCACCAAAAGCCACCCCCGCGAGATTCGGGCAGGATGTGGTCCAGTGTCAAGACAACTTTACACGGCTTCCCATTTACAATCCGGGTTGAGCCTTCTTTGGCCCCGCAGTATTGACACAAATACCTGTCCCGGGCGTAGATGTTTGACCGAGTCAGAATCGAAATCCGGATCGGAATTTTTTTGTAGTTCCGCAGCCGGATCACACACGGCAGCAGGATCGGAGGATTCTGTCCATTTCCCGGATAAACCGCAACCCCGTAGTCTTCTTCCGTGACCGCCGCACCTTTGACCAGGAGCTTGATCGCGTTCTTGGCCCGGCAAATGCTAACTGGTTCGAACGAGGCATTAAGCACGAGTACGGCTTTGTTAATTAAATTTCCCACGTTCAAACCTCTCGGTTCTGATCGGCTTCCTTCAGGCGCAAGTGTTTGCTTCTCTGTCCCCGTTTTGGGCGGATTTGCGTGTTGCACATTTTCCATCCTGTGCTTTTAACAGAGCCTCGTAGTCTTCAACAGAAATCCCGAAGTTGTGCATCAAACTATTACTGCGACTATTTCTTCTTCCCTTTTCAGATTGGTTGTATTCGTGGAAAACAACGCTTCTTTTGGCCCGCATAATTTCGTCGGGAGTCAAATCAGAAAAATCTGCCGTAAGATACAAAGGTTTGGCTAGAGGCATTTAGAACCTCTCGCTTTAACTTTGATGGGTTCTCCAAGCACGGCTCCATTGTCTGCTCGGTCCACATAAAGAAACCCATCTCCTTTAGAATCAAACCAAAGTATCCAACGCGGATTCTTGCAAGCCGGTTCAATCCACCCGAGAATGCCCGAGCCTTCCTGCTCGTTTGCATACTCCCCTATTTTGACGCCTGATTTTCCTACACCTATTTGCATATTTTCCTTCTCTGCCTGGTGGTTAATGCTACTCCAGATCAGTTTCAATAAAGCCATTATACCACAGGTTGTTCCACGTGCAACAATTATTTTTCTGATCTGTCTACCCGATTGACCAGAATGATTGTTTGTGTTCTGCCCACAAGGTTCACACACTGTTCGGGGTCTCGACCACCATAATCGTGGCCGTCTCCCTCTTTGCCAAACACAATGTCGCTCGCGTCTCCATCCGGCCACAGGTGTTTCAGAGTGCCGCCTTTTTTATCGACCTTCAGGGTGAGGTACTCTTCGCCTCTGATCGTCGCCCGGCCTATTTCCATGTTTCCAGTAATGGAGGATTGTGGCGCTCCGGATACTCTTCGGGTCCGACCTTTTGCTTTGAGCCGGATTGGTTCCCCAACAACAGCCCCGCCAGGTTCGCGCTCTGTGTAAAGAACCGCGTCCCCTTTTAGGTCAAACCAAAGAATCCATTGAGGGTTATCACACGTGGGTTCGATGTATCCGAGGGGGTCCTCGTGCGGCCCGTATTCAACTACGTTTACGCCTTGCTTGCCTTTTCCTATTTGCATTGTTTTCCTTCCGTCTCGTAGTGGTCGTTGTTACTCTACGAAGACTGTACAACACTTTGTCCATTTCCGGACGACTACCACAACCCGTTGAAAGCCCCGAGGGCCGCCAACTGCTTCATACGTTTTTGGAACTTGCGCCCGTGCGCTTGTTCCTCGGGAACCTTCCACTGTTGTACGTGGACCATCTCGTGGATTAAAGTCCCAATCCAAATCCGGGATTGCTTTCGGTACAGGGGGTTGAGACTAATCCGGATAGGTCGTCCCGTTTCGTGGTCGGACCAAGTACTCCCCAAGATCATTCTGGCTCTTCCTCCCGCAAATGATCTTTTGTCGAAGCCGACGCGAAGGTCTTTGGGAAGTCTTCCCCCGAAGTACCGGGAGTTTAGAAGGTGGTACAGTTCTTTGGGGGTCGGCGGTTTTTCCTTCACAGGCTTCTTTTGCCCCCACGAGGATTCATTCGGACCCCGGCTTGCTTAAGCCGTCTTGAAATGGTCTCTCGGGTGGTTCCAAAGAGTTTCCCTATCTCTTTCGCCGACAAACCGCGACCGGAATCGTACAATTCAATGATCTTTGGAAGGGGGAGTTCTAATCGTCCGTAGCCGCCCATTGGCAAGGGCTTCGGTCTGTTTTGGTTCTCGACAACCTCTTCCGTTCCCCAAGGCACAAAAAAGGGAACAGAAGCCTCTTCGACATAGTTCGCTGCTTTTCTGAGAAGAGTCGAGTCGTCGTGAAGCTGCCCGATTCCACGGTTACATAAATCGCAAAGCAACCCGCGTACCTGCCCCGTGATATGATCGTGGTCCACGGCTAAGCTTTTACCAGACCGATGGGTGTCCGATCCAGAAGGAACAAACCCACACAAGGCGCAAGCTCCCTTCTGTTTTCTCAGTATTGCGTCGTATTGATCCAGGGTAAGATTAAAATTATCCCGGAGTTTAATCTTTCTTGAACTATGCCGAGCCCTTGCTTTCACTTCTTCGGGGTGGGTTGCCCTGTATATTTCTCCTCGAATCTTGCTCCGGAGTTTTTTCTGTTCTTCTTTTGGCAGAAGTTCGATACCCTCGATACGGTGTTTTATTGGGACACCCACGCAACACTCTCCTCAGCGGTCAACAAGATAGTCAATAAGACTTGGATTTTCTTGCAATACTTGGAGGAGAACAGGAGACACGGCTAACACAAACTCCTCATCATCCAACTTTCCTCCCATCACTACAGTAGGATGCGTACAAGCATGGAGGCACTCGTGCAACAAAATTTCACGGGCTTTGGACTTCCGTAGTCTCGCTCTTACACAAATCTGAAGATCATTTGTCGAGCAATGACCGAGGTCATTAGGCATGAAAGAGGCGGGTTTTCGGAGAATAGTATAAACGTGGGGCCCCACCCTAACACTGCTCGGCATTGGAACGGGCTTGGGCATCAGTCTCCTACTCGCTAAAACAACGTCCCAAGAAAAAGGCCACCCAGAACACCGGCTACATCAAAGCCCAGAGAGCGGAGGAAAACCATAAACACCTAACGCCGTCCGTCATCACAGAGAAGGACACGGCACAACCGGCGGCATAAACAATCAACAGGGAGATTAAGAGCATAACTACTCCGGCATCGGAACTTGGTAGTTGGCCGTCAGCTTTTGGACGTAGGAAGCGACACCGGGGGAAAGATTCACCATCGGATGTCCGGCGTTCCAGCACTCCCCAATTCCGGCCAGGCTTGAAGGCTTCCACCGAGCCAAAAGGTGGTTCAGGAACCCGACCGTGGCCGAAGCGCATTTCCCGAGATCGGACATATCCTTGGGCGAGAACCCGGGAGGGCAATTAGGAAACATTATCTGCCAGGGACCGTAAGAGCACGCTGCGGCAGAGCCGTACTTCTTCAGGAGGGGGGCCATTACCGGACCGGAGCCATAAACACCCCCCGAGTCGAAGGCCGGTTCGTGCCGGGGAACGCAATTAACACCAAAGCTCGACTCGTTCCCGCTCATAGCCCATAGTAGTTGGGTTCCGTCAACACCGGGAGGCAGTCCGAGTAGTTTGGGACCCGATACCCGGCATTGGTCTGCGATCTGTTGGGGGGTAAAATTAGTCACGCAGGTTTCCTCGGGGTTGGGTGTTGGTTATTTAATCAACATTTGCTTTTGGTTTGGAAAAAGCCCCCCAAGGGGCCCCAAAGTACCAAGCCGGTTTTTGGGAGACCCCTTTTCAATTCTAAAGGGGTTATGAACCGAGAGGATTTGAAACTGTTTACTACTTAATCAACTTTTCTCCTCAAAACAGAATCTGAGAAGAAGGAAGGGGGTTTACTAGGTCACGTAGCCTCCCCACGGCACCCCTAAGGGGGCAAGGCCACCCCCACCTAAAAACCACTCAGGGTCCCCTCTATCCTATTGATTCTAAACACTCTAGTCTCAGTCGCGCTGTACTGTGCTGCGCCGTTCTTCGCTCTGTCTTGTCTCGTCTACGGCACAGTCTGGCTGTAAGCTATTGATTCTAATACTTGATTAGCTAACGATCATTAGTAATGGGCAGGTTTCACTACGATCTGCTCGCTGGTCAGGCGCTTCCAATGTAAAGCTGGCTTGCCATGTAACCACCATACATCGACTCAGGCAGCAATCTACCTAGTACCTAGAGCCGCTTCAACCGTACCAGACAGCTTAGGCGCAACCCTGCGCGGCTTGGGCTTAACTCGTTTGATTCCAACCAGTTGCCGTGTGGCGTCTAATCTCTCTTGCACAGTTGCGTTCTTATCCTCAGCTATAGCGACTAGCACCCGTTCAATACGTTTGGTGAATGACAGAGAATGTGCGGGCATGACCTATGTGCTTTGCTATGAGATTACGAGGCCAGTGTGACTATTGCAGTCAGGCGTAGAAAACTGGCAGCGCGGTGTGCGCTTTGCGCGTATGCTGGCCTCTACTCGCTATAGATAACGATTGACGATACAATGGGCGATCCGTCCATTACCCGGACAAATGAAAATAAATTACGACCGCATATTCATTGGCTGGATTGAGTTTTGCACAGCCTGACCGCTTGACACGTCTCGGTAATAAGCGCAGTCTCGAATATGTAAGCAGTTGAGCAGCACAACAGGGAGACAAGACAATGGGTGACAATGCAGCGGTATTACAAGGATTCACGCGGGAAGTGGTTGCTTCCAATGCAGCGATGGACCTGTTCTTGCTCGTCAAGCCGGGTACCGACTTTGATGATGCGTTCCGGGCTTGGGATGCAGACGGGCAGGAATTTATCCGCGTCAATGGCTGGCTGTTCTCAGTTGAGGATACAGCAGCATCTTCACGGCATTTTAATTCATAGGAAAGGGGTTACACCATGTATCGCATCTACACTGAGGACGTGAACAGACAGGACGTTTACGCTACCCTCGATTCTCACGTCTCAGGTTACACTGTTCTGGAAACCATCGGCTCGTGGAAAGGGCAGCGGGAAGATTCTCTAATCATTGAACTGTTGGACGTTCCGGCCTCTACAGTCACGGCAATAGCTCGAACGATCAGAGCGCACAACAAGCAAGAATCTGTGCTGGTCGTGGTCGTGCCGGAATCCCATGTTTTTATCACTGACTGATCTTCGCGGGCTGGCCGGTCCCGGTAAACTGGCCATTCATACGGACTTATGAAGAGGGCATGGCCGTTGGAATGAAGATCGCGGCAGCGGGCGGCAACGGCACTTTGGGCGCTATCTTCCGCTAGTAAACCTGTCCAGATAATGGACAATCGCAGAGTGAGGCACGGCGCAGCGTGCCTTTAATGCGGCGGTATCGTTTCAAGCCGATACGCATAGAAAGGGAGCTATGAATCAACCCATCACCACGGCGGAGTATATCACACTGCAAACGGCTTACGACTTCTTCAATCAGGAGCTATTTGCCGGGAAGTTGCCGCAATGCCTGATTACCTTGCAGCGCAAGAAAGGCGCAAGGGGTTATTTTAGCCCGGACAGATTCTCAGGTCGCGGCTTCGAGGGCAAGGCGCACGAATTGGCCCTGAATCCAGATTGTTTCGTGGACCGCACGGATGAAGAGATTCTTTCCACTCTGGTACACGAGCAAGCGCACGTTTGGCAGCAGGAGTCAGGCAAGCCCGCCCGCAAGGGCTATCATAACAAGGAGTGGGCCTCGAAGATGAAGGATGTGGGCCTCTATCCCTCGGATACGGCGCAACCTGACGGCAAGGAAACCGGCCAGAAAGTGTCGCACTACATCATCGAGGGAGGCGTTTTCTCTCTGGCCTGGGCCAAACTTGCCAAGACGGGAATCAAGCTGTCCTGGGAATCCAAAGGCAAGGCAATAGTCCGCACGGCGAAAGCCGAGAGTAAGGTCAAGTACACTTGCCCCAATTGCGAAGCGAACGCCTGGGCCAAACCGGAAGCTAACCTGCTTTGCGGCGCTTGCTCCTCCGAAGACGGCGGGCTAGTCGATATGATCGCGGCCTGATTGCAAGTTGTTTCGTACCATACAAACCGCGCCTATCCGATGGTAGGCAAACGGGAAAGGCTCTCAGGTCACAGATAGTGACTGGCAAGAGAGCAGAAAGGGAGAAAATGAGCAAGACAAGGCTAGTGGTAATCATCCGGCAGCACGGTTTCAGAGCGTGGATTTCAAACGGTCACATCTTCGCCGAGGATGTAGTTTACGACCGGGCGGGCGGCAAGCACCTGGCCGCCGTGGAACTCTGGCCGTCCATCAAGGCAGTCAAGGCTTTTCTCGGATACTAACTTCAACCAGAATCGAGGCGCAAGACAATGACAGTGCAGGAGTTGATTGACAAGCTAAACACAATGCCCGCAGAATTACGGAGTGCTGAGGTTGTAGTTCAAACCGAAAATGACTACGGCGGCGCGGAGTCGATAACGGCAAAGTGCGGAGAAAATCAGTTCTGGTGGGCGCCCGCACAAGTTATTATCTCCGCACGATACTAGTCCAGGTAATGGACTTCCACAACCAGCACTTGACACGTTTGATCGTTAGGTGTAACGTCAATCAAGATGTATCACGGCGCAAGGGGGCGCAAGAAAATGTCAGACACTCGGATTGTAAACGCAATAGCGGCGAGAATTGCCGGAGTTTTCGATGATCGTGACTTGCGAGAACTAGGGCCACTTTTCCCTGACCGCATGGAGGATATTGCAAGGCTGCTCTCCATGCGAACCTCACGACGCAAGATCAAGACGTAACCGGCCTCAAGGCCGTAACGCACCTTTGCCCTATCTCAAGCTAGGGATGAGAAAGCCGGAGAGCGGAGGAACAAAGTGAACGATTCAACTGTAAAACTCGCGGGGCTTGCTGGTCTGGTAGTCTTCGCTATACTCGTTCGACTGGCTTATGCGTGGGCCTCGCGGCGCGATGCTAGAGCCAGGGCCAGGAGCCGAGACGCTGAACACAACCGGATGGTGGAAGAACTAGCCGCCAGATGGTGGTTTGAAGAGGTCTTGCTCATTCCCGATTCACACGAACCACGGCATTACACGGACGCAAACCAGTTTGACATAATGATTATCAACCCGCGTCTACGGTGGTAAACAGTCCAGATAACGGACTACCGCGATTGACCAGAAAAGAGGGGCTATGATTGACGTTGGCCTAAAACTCGCAAGGCGATACGCTCGTGGTGAATGTATTGCTTGCGGCCACAAAGTTTGCTCGTGCAAGACGAAAGGCAAGCTCCGCAACCATCCAAAGGGCATTGGACGCGCCGAAACAAGAGAGCCGTCTATGACCATAATCCGGCACGAAGCCGGGCAACTGTCCGGGTAATGGACTTCTCACTCAGTCTCACGGCGCTCAGGAGGGCGCGAAACATGGACAAGATCAGGGCGCAGCGGGCAATCGAGGGTGTGCTGGCGCAGTTCGACTTTGAGCCGGTACACGATCACATGTTACGGGTCAACTGGCAGTATTCGTCAGATTCTATGCGGGAACCCTCGGCGGTTCCGGGCATCGACCGGCTCAAGGATATGGCGCGGGAAGTCCTTCAATCGGCGGTTTACGGGAAGTATTGCACCGAGGGCCACGCTTCCGTTAGGTGCGGCGGGTTTGAGGCCCGGATTGACAGATGGCCGAACTCTGACACTTTCACGATGGCCCTTTCTTTCGTTCCGTTCCGCACCGAGGAGAGATTCTAGCCGGGCGTAAGCCCGTAATGCGCCGATGGTCCGTCTCAAGTCGGACAGGTGGAAAGCAGAGAGCGGAGGAAACAATGGAAACCACGATTCCCTTTACCGGATTTTACGAATCGGACCACGAGTCACTGATCGAGAACGAATTGGAGCAGATGTTCTCGGACAATAACGGCGACCCTTTGCCCAGTGCGGGCGACTCCTGGGAACACATCGACTGGGCCAAAGTCCATCTGGCCTATGCTCAAGAGTACGCGGGGCAGTTCTTCGCGCTGCTCTCGGACGCGGCGAAGATCAAGATTCCATACAAGTTTGTGGAGTTGACTTCGCCCGGCTCCTACAACTTCACAACTGATCGAATTTTCTGCACGGTTTCGCAACGCACGGCGCGGGCCTTGTACAAGCTGGCGGACAAAACCGCGCTGGACAAGCTGATCAGAGACAAATTCACGTCCTATGACGGGTTCACGTCCTACTATGACAATTCCCTCACGGCATGGCCGAAAGACGTTTTGAAGTGGGACGCAAACCAGATCGGCACCCTGGTGGAGTCTGTTTTCTTCCAGTTCTTCGCCCGGAAGGACTTCCACGCATACGAAATGATGGTAGATGAAAACGGCGAGATCGACTCCCTGCTGTATGACGCCTTGGACGCGGAAGGGCGCAAGATTCTCAAAACCGAGAGAGCAACGGCAGACGGCGAAGAGTAGTTCATTACCCGGACGGCGGGCCGGTAGATTCCCGCCACTTTTTACCGGCATCATTGGAGGACAACATGGACCACCAAAAACTAGCACGGATTAACAACCTGGGGCGCGAAATTATGGCCCTGGAATCACGGCTGGCTTCTGTCCAGTTTCACATTCAGGCCGCACGCGAGCGTTTGAATGAAGACAACCTGACTTTCCGGGATTGGAGCGAAGCCGCGCACGAGTACGGCGTATCCTCCGCTTCTGCCTTTGCCCTTGACCACCGCTTGACTATCGTCCGGGGCCGGTTTCACTTCGAGGCGGACACGATTTAGTCCATTACCCGGACAGAGTTTTCCACGGCCTGGGCTTGACAACGATTTTTAACCGTGCTATGCTAAGCACATCCTCAAGAAAGGGGCGCACAATGAAGGCAGGAGACATAATTCACATCAACGCCGACACGAAAGATTGGGGGCGGGTTGCCTCAGACGGCCTCGTGGTCGCGGTCTACTCCAACCAGTTCATCCAGGTCTACGCAAATAGCATCCTGGCAACGGTCACAGTCCGCAAGGCGGAAGTTTCCCCGATTCAAAACCCGGTCGAGGACTTCGCCGAGCGCATCAACCCCACCAACCTCGGATTCTCGCCGAAAATGACCGCTCTGATCAGGGCCATTATCGGCCATGACTACGGAGTGCGGGACGGGCGCGGCGGAACGCTCACCAGCTTGTCCATTACCTCCGATGGATTCGTGATCTGCGGCAGCACGGCATCAGACGGGGGCGGCGCTTTCATCGGCTCGGCCTCGGACCTAGACAGGAACCTTGCGGATTACCGTTTCCAACTGGCCGCTGAGAATGACGAAGACGCGGAAGAATTCGACCGGCTGTATGTCGCCAACGTCAAGGACTGGCGGAACTACTAGCCGTTGTTTCGTACCATACAAAACCGTCCAGATAATGGACAGAAAAGGGGAGCCGATGGCGCACGAGTATAACGAATGGTATGTGGACGTTCCCAAGCAGCCCAACCTCGATCCGGGAATGGACAACGAGTGGGAGAACGTCCAGACCTTTGCAACTAGGGAAGAGGCTATTGCCTTTGCCAAAGAGCAGTTTGGTGCGGACGATGAAGGGCGCGTCTCGCTCGTAACCAGCTAATCCAACCCGCGCCCGCCCGGTATGGCGGGAAAACGGGAAAGTGACCCAGGCGGCCCAACCGCTGGCGAGGGTCGAGAAAGGGTAAAATGCTAAGCGGAGAGCAGTTGATAATCGTTGCCTACACGCGGGAAGATGAAGTGATCTGTCGCGCTTGCGGCGAAGCCGGACACGAGAGTATGGGTCACGCTCTGTCCGCATACGAAGCCGGGGAGTACGCGGGAGCCGATGGTCTGACCTGCGAAGACTGCGGGAAAGAAATCATCGAAGCCTACCAGTGGGCCTGCCCGCATTGTGGCCGCTTGTACGAGGGCTTTGAAGCGGAAGACTCGGAGAACGAGGAAAACAAGACGGGGAAGTGCTTCGAGGACTGCCCCGGCGAAGACACCGAAGACGAAGACGAGGAAACGGACTGACTCCTCGCGGCGTCCAGGTAATGGACTTTTAACCCGGCCCGGATGGGCGAGAATTGAGGCGGCATGAAAGTCGAATTTGTAAGAGAGTTGCCCAGGTCTGGAACGGGGGCCAGCCAGTGCCTTGTGAAGAAGGGCGAGGAGTTCTTCGTCGTGTCTTCGGTAGTCGTCATGTTTAGCGGGTTTGAAACCCTAGTCTTTCCCGCTGATAGCGCCGGGAAGATCACGGACTGGATGGAAGTTGCGGGCGGGCGCGGTGTGTCCCGCGAAACGGCCATTGAAGACCTGGAACACGTCTAGCCTAACCGTTCGCCGGGAGCGTAACCCGGTATGACCTCAAGAGCAAGCCTTCACGCGGCGGGGTTGAGCGACTACTAATTGCTCGGAAAGCAGGACACAATGGCAATGCCCAAGAAAGATTTTATCGCCCTGGCTGACAAGGTGCGCGGCCTTCAACCCCTCAACGGTCAGGGAACAATCCTGGCTCAGCGGGCCGAAGATTGGACCCGCTTGGTTTACGCTCTGGCCGACTTCTGCGCGGAGCAAAACCCGGCCTTCAACCGCGCCCGGTGGATTGGCTACATCAAGGGCGAGTGTGGGCCAAACGGCGGCGCTGTCAAGCCGGTAAAGGCCAAGCAGTGGCTCGGATAACCATCAACCAGTCCATTACCTGGACTAGAAAGGCGGCGCGTATGGCCGTTCCTCAAAACGTACTCGATGCCGTCTACGGCTCAAAACCGGCAGACTGGCGTCAACACAAAAATGGTGGGGGTTGGGTGTACAAAACCGCCACAGTTGAAGACTCGGCCTATCTTCATCCAACCTCAATCGTGTTCGGCGATGCGCAGGTGTCCGGCGATGCGGGGGTGTTCGGCGATGCGCGGGTGTTCGGCGATGCGCAGGTGTCCGGCAAGGCGTGGGTGTTCGACGATGCGCGGGTGTCCGGCAAGGCGCAGGTGTCCGGCAAGGCGCAGGTGTCCGGCGATGCGTGGGTGTTCGGCGATGCGCAGGTGTTCGGCGATGCGCAGGTGTCCGGCAAGGCGTGGGTGTTCGGCGATGCGCAGGTGTCCGGCAAGGCGTGGGTGTTCGACGATGCGCGGGTGTTCGACGATGCGCGGGTGTTCGGCGATGCGCAGGTGTCCGGCGATGCGGGGGTGTTCGGCGATGCGCGGGTGTTCGGCGATGCGTGGGAAACAACCCCCCCTCTCCTGTATGGAACCAAGCACCCCCTTTCGCTTTGCTCCCTTACGCAGATCGCCATCGGCTGTCGCGTTCACGACTTCGCCTATTGGCTCGAACACGGACCGGCCATAGGCCGCTCCGAAGGCTACACAATCGAGCAGATCGCGGAGTACAGGCGACACTTCATGTACCTCAAGGCAATTGCCAAGAGGCTCCAGGCCGCGCAGAAGAAGGCGGCGAAAGCCAAGAAGTAAAACCCGGCCCAGCGGAACCTGGGATGCTCCCTAATCAACCAGCGTCCAAGTCGCGGGGAGCGGGCAACGTCCAGATAACGGACGGCTAATGGTGAAAGAGGTTTGAAATGAGTCTATCAGAGCAAGCGAGGAACTTGCATAATTGCTACGAACTAACCGAAGGGCAGGTCCGCGAGGCGACTGATGAGGCTTTCAACGCCGCACAGGCTGTGCTAAGCGACTACGGGTATTCGGTCAGCAACACCGACCCCGCCGAGGAACTTGTAGCGGCAATCTACAAGTATTTCGTGGACTCCGCCGAACCAGACGCTCCGGGGGATACGGAATCGTGCTAGTTCGCTCCTTCATCCAACCCCCGGCAAGGCTAAGCCGCCGATCTGTTCACTCCCTGGCGGACGCCGCACACTCCTTGTCCAGCTTTCTCCGGGCCAAGGCCAAACCCCGCACGGCAAAACCGGAGTGGACGTGTACGGCTTGCTTGGCGGGAAAATGTAGTCTCTGCGTCAGCGCCCGGTGTGTTTGCGGGCAGAAAGAGGGGCACAAGTGACCGTCCAGCAAGCCGCATGGCTCGGCGAAGACGACGTGGTAGCCTCCGCTTTTCAGCACGACCGGCTGACCCCGGTCCTGACACCGCGCCATAGTTTTCCACAGGCGGACTTGACAAGCAGAGCCAGGTGCGCTATTATGATTTTAGCGGTCGCAGTGCTGATCTGGCTGTAGGCCCCAAACCGAAAAGTCCATTAACCGGACAGAAATGAGACCAAATGACCGGCCAGCCCAACAGCACGAGATTCTACCAGGAGGAGATCGAGAACGTCACCCTCCAACTCACGCAGGACGTGACCCCGAAGCAACGGCACGACCTCGAAACCAGGCTCCGGGTCGCTAAGCAGTATTTGGCTGAACCCACCCCTGTCCCGCACACACATCAGCAGCGTCTAGACGATCACCGGTAAAGATTTTCACCCGCGTAAACACTGGAGATAAATGAGATTTGCACAGATTATCCACAGTTTAGTGCGATATTGCACTTGA